GCGTGTAATTTTTTGAACTATCCACTAACACACCTCACGCCTGGAGGTGCTGTCCATATTTTGGAGAGATACATTCGACATCAGGCTGATCCTATGTTCAAGAAATTACTGAGTAAAAAAAATGTTCGAAAACAAACTAATTTTGTTATTCAGCCTCCGCCCCCAGGGTGTGATCACCAGAATAAGGCCACTTGTGTTTGTGTGCTTGTTTTGAATGGCAACAACGCAATAAATCATAACTATATTTTTCAAGTTCGTATGGCTTACTTGGAAGCTGACATGGCTGAGTTTTGTGCTCATTACAGAAGTTCGTTTCCAGATGCGGACTACAATGCATCACTTGATCACATTGAGTGCGAGATGAGTTATTTTCGTTCCAGGCTACAACTCCATGGTAACTTGCGCCTTCTTCCTCCACAGACCCCTTGCGTATCCTTTCCTCAACCTTTTGACATAGATATTGAGAATGAAGAGGTGAAGAGATTGGGTAGGTTGGCAGACATGCTAATGTGGAATAAGAGAGGAGTTCAAATGCCCAAAGCTAAGTTCGTGTCTGATATTTGGGACTGTCCGTGCCCTAATACGTTAAGTGGTCAAATTGTCCACCAGCAGTCTATTTACAATATGGCTTTTGGTCGAATCAATGGGCGACCTCGTGCTGTTCTTTCCACTGCTAATCTTTACCCGCGTAAGTGGGCAAACGCTCTTTTGTTGCAACAACGTAATGTGCACACACCCGTTGAGAATTCTAAGTACGCGCTTAAGAATGTCAAGCGAGCTCTTGATATGATGTACTTTCGTCTCGGTGTAGATCACTTAAGGCAGAAGAAGGAATTTCCAATTACATTCAATGGACTTATTGATTCGTATTTGGGATCTTCTGCTGGTTTACATAATTCGGTTACAAAAAAAGTTAAGTTTGAGGAAGTTGAAGTAGTTATTTCGCCCAATGGAAAGAAATATGAAAACTTTGAGAATGACCTAACTCAGATAATTAATTTCTTAGCAGACCAGAATGTGGATCCAGATTGTTACTGGCAGATAAAGGAGAAAGTTGAGGTTTTTTTTTCCAATAAACACCAGAAAAATGATGAGTCTTATGCTAACTGGATAAATAAAGTTCGCGTGTTCGTCATTCCTCACTCTCTATTTACAATGATGGAGCGCATGGTTTCTAAGGGACGTATGCTCATGGAAAGGCGTGGGCACATTCGTATTGGTGGAAAGTGGTCTCGAGGCGGTGCGGATATTTTAGCTAAGATGTTGGGTATAAATTCGCTGAATGATTTGAAGCGGATACTTGTCGAAGGAGACGTGAAGAATTTTGACCAATCGACTATTGCCTTTCTGGTGGAGTTGTACTTTAAGGAAACTTTGTATTATGACATTCCGTTTACTAAGAACCGTAAACTCCGAAAGGCGATTGTTAAGTGGATCATAAAAAACATTATTGTGCGTATTACTCATATGCTCGGGAAACTGTGGGCCATGCAGAAAGGTGGTGTCCCGAGTGGATGTTTTAATACTTCACATATGGATAGTTGGGTCATGGCACTTTATTTCTTTCTCTTTGCATACTACCAGATTGAACGATGTCCCGACGATATTTGTGATGAACTTGAGGATGCTCTTATTCGTTTAATATTCTTAGTTGTGTATGGGGACGATCATGCGTGGAATAAAACTGACATTGCGAATGTTTCGTACTGGTTTTCGGGTGTGGAGTTTCAAAAATTTATGAAAGACTGTTTTGACGTGGACATTCGTGAATTGAAAGATGGTATACCTTTTTTATCATCTACGACAGGGTATGGGACTCTCAAAGAAACTGGTCTTACGTTTTTGAAGTACCAGTTTGTTCTTAATCCTCACAAGGGGGAGGGGCAACCTAGGTACCTCCCTTATCGTGAGTCTTGGGAGTTTGTGATTCGAGCTCTTATTGGAACTAAATGTCAGCCACGAACTGGG